GCCGCCCTCGCGGCAGAGACGAAAGGGGAGGAGTAGAGATGAGACAGCCAGATATTTGGGATGTGAACACTATCTGCCTATTTGCAGGGAGCAACCGCAAGAAGATCACAACTACACTCGGCACAGAGTTATGGGTGCCGAGTAGACCAGAGCCGCACAACGCATTTTCGCCTCTGTGGCGTTTCAAACTCGCATGGCTGGTACTCACCGGGAAAGCCGACTGCTTAACATGGGAAGCAAGAGCGGCAGGAGGTGGGGAGTGAAGGTCTATTTCTACACAAAACACGGTAAATGGTTCTACTTCTCGATAGGTAAATGGTGTCCGTTTCGCTACATGCAACACGGAGGATGGGTTTGTCTTGAGTGGCCGTGGATCAAGCAATATGCACTCAAGGTAAGAGGTGGGGGATGATCAAGGATTGGCAGGTTATCGACTATGCTGGTACTGACGCTAAGGCGTTGGCGGCGCTATTTCTCGACGGATGGGAGACCGCTCCAGGTACACATGAAAGTCTAACCGATCATGATGATCTGAGCTATGTGGTGTTGGTTAAAAGAGGAGATAGCGAGAATGAGTAATTGCCTATATGGATGTGTACCAGGAGCACCGAACGACCATTGCGGTCAACACGGTTTAGCCGCGCAACTCATAACCCTCAAGGCCGACCTCGCCGCGGCGCTGGAGAGGGTGGGGGAGTCCGTCAAGCTGATTGACGAGATAGACAGGGAGTACAACCAGAAAACCAACGCCTTGATAGAACGCCACGCTGCACAACTCGACCAGCTCAAGAGGGAGAGGGACGAGGCGCAGGAAGGATGGGCAGCGGCTGAGGATCGGGCTAGCATCGAAGCAGGATGCTGCCACGAGGAGCGAACCAAGGCCAAGAAAGCCTACCGCCAAGGCTTCGAGGATTGCAGGGAGGCGATACACGACCATTTGGTTGACGTCGGCGTGCTGGTGGACATATGCCCCGCCTACGCTGAAATCCGCGCACTGACGGTGCCGGAGAGGGGGCAAGGGTGAAGACACCAAAAGAGAAATACATGAACGACCCCGAGTATCACAATCTAGTGTGTACGCTTGAATCACTCATAGAGCAAGCTAGATTTACACCATCCGAATTGCGTGAGGCTTGTATCCTCGCCTGCATAAATTATGAAATGCGCCACATTCGGGAATACCTAATTGACCCGCATGTGCTCAACGCCCTTGATACATTAGATAGGTTCACCTCACAGCGTACTCAGAGAGGCCCAATAGCATGAACGAGCCAAAACACCCATGCGGCAAATGCACCTGGGCGGGGAAATCACGGTTGGGCTTCGGCTGTGTTCTGAAACAAATGGTGGTCACTGAGAAATGTGGTGGGTACACGGAGGGATAGCATGGACGAGTTCGCATATGAAAAATGGTGGGTGACGGTCAGTGAAGAGGACAGGAAGCTTCCGCCTGAGTGCTTAGCATGTTGGCAGAGGGTCTTTCTCAGAGGGTGGTTGCAGAAAGGTTCGGAGTGAGTCATGCAACCATAGGGTATGTGGCAAGGGACCAATCATGGAAATCGGTAGATTGCCAGCGCGATCCTGCCGGCAGATTGCGGCCAGGATATACACGAAAAGCAACCATCTGTATCTGTGGACAAGTTTTTGCTTCTCCGCAAAGGATGGGGCGACATCTCAAGCGCAGTCGCTGCGGGGTAGAAGGGGAGTGACCACCGCCAAGGACCCAGCAAGAACTCCCCAGCGCACCTACGAGGATCGGCGGAAATCAGCGCAGGACGCGTGCAGAAAAGAACCGTGCCACAGCGCGGGGGATTACCCCAAGTGCGTGTGGTGCTATTGGGAGAAAAGGAGGAAGTGATAATGGCGCATGATATGGGGTTATTGGGTGACATAGGAGGCTTGCGCATATTTGTGAGTGAGCTTTGCACAGAGGCCGAAGAATACGAGGTGGTAGTGCAGCTTTCCTTCCGCCAAAGGTGGATAGAACCGCTGCTGCACGGAATAACGATGCCTTTTGAGCCGTGGGTAAAAACGCGCACCGAAACCCGCCGCAGAAATGTACCGTTAAAGAAAGTGATACAGACCCCGCAGGGTTTGCTGATGCACCCCGCCATGAAGGATGAGTTATTACGGGCGCTTTTGTGACCGCGCCCCCACAATGGAAGGTCAAGCCGTGGCGGTGCAAAGCCTATGGCCTATACGTCCGCACATTGCCGTGCGCTCTCACCGGTCACCGCGCCACTGAATGGATGGCAGTAGACCCACACCACGAAGAAAGGCCAGGGCATTCTGGCACCGGGACCAAAGCTTGCGACTCGCGGCAGATCCCAATACGGCACGATTTACACGTGCTGATGGAGTCGCCGGGGAACAGCAGGGCGGCGGTGTACGCAAGGTATGGCAAAGACCCTGAAGAGATTATCGGGCAGACGCAGGAGGAGTGGGCGAGGAGAGGAAACAGCAAAGCATGGGAAGCAGTAACCGGCTAAGGTCGGTAAACTAGTTGTCATAGGGAGGAATAAAATGGAAATGGTTATTTTGTTTTTGAAACTGTTGGCAGGGCATTTTGTGGCAGATTACCCTTTGCAGTCGGATTTCATAGCCAATGGCAAGAAGCGCCCCGGCCTGTATGGGGTGCCGTGGTATTACACCTTGTCTGGCCACGCGGCAACCCACGCCGTGGCTGTGTATCTTGTCACTGGCAGCATGGTGCCATCTCTAGTCGAGTTTGCGGCGCACTTTGTTATAGACACGCTGAAGTGTGAAAAGCTGATAGGGATACACACTGACCAGTGGCTGCACATTGGGTGCAAAGCGGCGTTTGCGCTGTTTATCACACTTGCTTAGGTGGGTGGCTATGGGCAAGGAAAGGGGGTGGGAGGATGGCGCTGTTTTGTGAGTTGTTGGCGTACGTGTGGTTTGCCTTTGGAACATGGGCGTTGTCACAGCAGACAGACGCTTTACTTTGTGCAACCGGCGTATTTCACATGGCTGTAGGTGCAATGTGGGTAGCAAAGTGGTCAGAGTTGGGGGAGTGGAGAGCCTAGGGGCCACGCGCCCCTTTTCTTTTATCTTGCATCCCTCATTAGCAAGTGGTAGACTCCGCGCCAAGCTATGGCCCCTCCTCCGTGGCTTCCTTCAGCCGGTACGGGTTAGACCGGCACCTTTAATATCAAGGGGGCAGCATGGCAGGGAAGAAAAAGGACACCACGGAAGCTGTGATAAGGCCACTCACCGATAAGGAGGAGTGGCTTTGTCGTGAGTTCGTGTCCGATGCGGGGGAGAATCAGACAAAGGCGTACATGAGGGTCTACAAGGGCTGTACGTATGAATCCGGCAGAGTGTTGGCGTCCAAAGCTTTCGCAGATGTTAACATCCGTCAAAGAATTGACGAGTTGAGGCTTGAGCGCAACAAGCGCCTTGAGATCACCGCCGACAAGGTATTGGCAGGTATTGCCAAGCTTGCCTTTTACGACTCCCGCGACTTCTTTGATGATAACGGCAAGCTGAAACCCCTTAGCGAGTTGGACCCCGACCATGCAGACGTGATTGCAGGGCTTGAAACCTTCCACAAGGTGACAGGGGACGAGTCAGACGAGGTAGCGATCACTACGAAGATCAAGCTTGCCGATAGGGGCCAGAACCTTGAGCGGCTGGGGAAATATCTTAAGCTATTTACGGATAAGATGGAACTAGGCGGGGTGGACGGCAAAGACCTTAACCTCACCGTGTCGTTTGTAAAGCCCGATGTCGGTTAACGCGCAATTTCCCGACAAGCTCTCGTTCCTTTTCGACTCTGTACGCTACAAGGTGGCAAGAGGCGGCAGGGGGTCGGGAAAAAGTTGGAGTTTTGCAAGAGCTTTGCTTATCCAGGCAGCATCGCAACCCCTCCTAGTCCTCTGCACCCGCGAGGTGCAGAAGTCGATAAAAGATTCCGTTCACAAGCTACTTAGCGACCAGATACAGGCGCTGGGCCTTGGTAGTTTCTACACTGTCCTCGAAACAGAAATAAGGGGCCGCAACGGCTCAAAGTTCATCTTTGCCGGTCTTTCTCAGCAGACGGTGGAGAGCATCAAGTCTCTAGAGGGCTGCGACCGCGTATGGTGTGAAGAAGCCCAAGCGATCACTAAGCGGTCATGGGATGTGCTGATACCGACTATCCGCAAAGACGGCTCAGAGATATGGATCAGTTACAACCCCGAGTTAGAGACGGACGAAACGCACCAGCGGTTCACGGTGAACCCGCCCGAAGATTGCGTTTCGGTGTTGGTGAATTACCTTGACAATCCATGGTTCCCCGAAGTGCTGGAGAAGGAGCGCAAGCGGTGTCAGGAGAAAGACCCGATAGCCTACCCGAACATATGGGAGGGGAAGTGCAAGCCGGCAGTTGAGGGCGCGATCTACTACAACGAGGTGGCAAAGGCTGAGTTGAACGGCCAAATTTGCAATGTGCCATATGACCCACTTCTAAAGGTGCATGTGGTGTTCGACCTTGGGTGGAACGACAGCATGAGCATTAGCCTTGTGCAAAAGATACGTTCAGAGGTCCGCGTCATTGAGTACATTGAGGACAGCCACAGGACGCTTGACGATTACTCCGCAGACTTGAAGCTGAAGCGGTACAACTGGGGCAAGGTGTGGTTGCCTCATGACGGGTTTAGCCGGGATTTCAAAAGCGGTAAGAGTTCCGAAGAGATCCTTAAAAAGCTAGGGTGGGACGTGGCAAGCCGTGAGCTTATCGTGGAAATGGGGCTGGAAGAGGGCATAAAGGCAACGCGCACCACTTTCGGCCAGGTCTACTTTGACAAGAACAAGACCACACGCCTTATCGAGTGCTTGAAGCGTTACCGTCGCGCTATCAACCAGACAACAAGGGAAGCAGGCGCACCGTTACATGATGAGTTTTCGCATGGTGCTGATAATTTTCGATATATCTGCATAAACGCAGAGAAGATGACCAACGACACCGTAGATCATAAGCCATTGCCCCTTCCCCGGCTCGGCTGCGTATAGGAGATCTCATGGACGTTTCAAAGCTCAACAAGGACGACATCACCACCAAGTGCATCGGCTACTTACGGGACTACAGTGCGGATATGTCCGAACTCCAAACGGCAAGGGAACGGGCGCTTAAATCCTATATGTCGCAGCCATACGGCAACGAGGTAGAAGGACGCTCCCAGGTGGTTATGTCGGACGTGTTCAACACTGTTGAGTCGCTGATGCCGTCGCTGATGCGGATATTCGCAGGGTCTGCCGATGTTGTCCAGGTTGAGGGGCAAGGCGAGGGAGACGACCAGAAGGCGCAGCTCATGGGGGAGTTGCTGAACTACCAGAGCCGCAAATGCTTCAACTCCTTTACCGTGTTCCACGATTGGTTTAAAGACGCGCTCATGTATAAGCTTGGCGTGGTCAAATACTACTGGCAGAAGGAAACCACCTACAAGGCGAAGGAGTACAAAGGGCTGACACCGGAAGAGCACGCCGCGCTGTCTGCATCCGAAGAGTTTGAGGTGGACAAGGCAGAAGGCGATGACGTTACCGGCTACAACGTCAAAGGCAAGGTGAAGACCACCACAAGTAAGCCGATGGTGGAAGTTTTGCCCCCCGAAGAGTTCATCTTTGACGTGAGGGCCAAAGACCTCAAAGACTCGTTTTGTGCTCACAAAAAGAAAGTCCACCGGCAGACGCTCAAGAAGTACGGTGTTAAGAGCGCCGACGTTGCCGACACCATAACCGAGATGAGCGGCGAGAACCTGGAGAACGAACGTTTCCGCGACCTGGGCGGCAAGAACTTCCTCGTTGACAAGGATGACGAAAACTTCGTCTACATCTACGAGTGCTATTACAACGAGTACGAGGACGGCGAACCTGTACCAGTCAAGGCTGTTGTGATGGGCAATAAGGTCATTGACCTTGAGGAAAACAAATACGGCAAGCCGCCCTTCCGTGAACTGTCGGCGATTCGCTTGACTCACCGCGTAGTCGGTCGATCCTTTGCCGACTTGGTGGAAGAGATTCAAAAGCTCAAGACGGCCCTTGTACGGTATATTCTCGATAACATCTATTACCAGAACAATGCGCAGCGGGTAGTCAACCC